GAATACTCAAAAACAAATAAGATTTAATCAGAGACAAAACAGATTATATCTTGATGTTGACTGGGGAGATGTCACACAAGATGACTATTTGATTATTGATTGCTACAGGTTATTAAATCCAAATGATTATACAAGAGTTTGGAATGACTCTTTCTTGAAGAGATATGTAACTCAATTGATCAAACGTCAGTGGGGACAAAATCTCATGAAGTTCCAGGGAGTGAAACTTCCTGGTGGCGTTGAACTTAATGGTAGACAGATTTACGACGACGCACAAAAAGAACTTGATGCTATTAGGGAGGTAATGTCTAATACTTACGAACTTCCTCCCTTAGACATGATCGGTTAAAATTATGCTTAATCCGTATTTTCAACAAGGATCAAGGTCTGAACAAAATCTGGTTCAAGATCTAATCAACGAACAGTTGAGGATGTATGGTGTTGAAATACACTATCTTCCAAGGAAGTATCTGTCTGAAAATACTATCATTAGAGAAGTAATTCAATCTAAGTTTGATGATGCATATCCAATTGAAGCATATGTGGATAACTTTGATGGTTACGGAGATAATACAACAATACTTTCAAAGTTTGGAATTCAGGCAACAAATGAAATAACTTTGATTATTTCAAAAGAGAGATTTGAGACTTATATTTCTCCCTTGATTAAGAACGAAGAGAATATCAAATTATCTACCAGACCAAAAGAAGGAGATTTAATTTATTTTCCTCTTGGAGATCGTCTGTTTGAAATTAAATTTGTAGAGCACGAGAAACCATTCTATCAGTTGCAGAAAAACTATGTGTATGAATTGAGATGTGAACTCTACCGTATTGGTGATGAAGTTATTGATACCGGTATCGATGAGATTGATGATGTCCTAACTGGCGGAGAATATGATGGAGAGACTGATGATGGAATCTCTACCCTGACTGGACTATCTCAAACTCTTACCTTAGTTGGAACTGGAGTTACCGCTACTGCGGTAACAGGTATTATAACTTCTGGTGGTATCAGATTGATTTCAGTAACTAACAGAGGTGGAGGGTACACTGGTGTTCCAAGAATCGGAATATCTTCTGCACCTTCTGGCGGAGTCACTGGTATAGCTTCTGCTCGAATGATCGGCGGAATTGTTGTTTGTAATGATAGTGCAAATCCAAAAGCAAGATCTGTTCAAGCAGTTGATATTGTAAATCCTGGTGCAGGATATACTGTAGCACCTGGTGTTAGATTCATCGGTGGTGGCGGAGCAGGTGCTGCTGCAACAACTAAGATTGGTGATAATGTTGTTGGAGTTGTCACTCTTACAGATGCTGGTTCTGGATATACAACATCTCCAACAATCACATTCAGCAACGAAGTATTCTTGTCTGGTGTAACTACGGTATCTGCCGCAGCAACAGCAGTCGTGGGTGCAGGTGGAACTATTATTTCCGTCAGACTTACTAACGCTGGTCTTGGATATAGCACAGTACCTACAATTACTATCTCTGATCCAAATATGAACTCCTCAGGAGACTTTGTGTTTAATGAAATTGTAACAGGATCTGTTAGTGGAACAACAGGTAGAGTTAAAACTTGGGATTCTACAACAAATGCTCTTGAAGTTTACAGTGTTAATGGTTCATTCAGTATTGGAGAGAATATTGTCGGATCAACTTCTGGTGCATCTCATGGATTACTGACTGCAAGTGAGGATCCTGCTGATGATGGATTTGCAGATAATATCAATATTGAGACAGAAGCAGATTCAATATTAGACTTTTCTGAGCAGAACCCATTCGGTATTCCCTAAATAATCCTTATTATACCGAATAATATCTTAGGGATTCAAAATGTTTGAATATTTTTATAACGAGATATTGAGACGAACCATCATTTCTTTTGGTACTCTCTTTAACTCAATTACTATTAAACAGACAAACTCTGATGACAATGTTATCAATACTGTCAGAGTCCCTTTGGCTTATGGTCCTACACAAAAGTTTTTAGCAAGACTTGAGCAGTCTCCAGATTTAAACAAGTCCACTGCAATGACATTACCAAGAATGTCATTTGAATTTACTGGACTAACCTATGATGCATCAAGAAAAGTCAGCACAACTCAGCAATATACTGTAAAAGATCCAAGTGATGGATCTGAGTCCAAAAAAGTATACATGCCAGTTCCATATAATATGCAATTTGAACTGAGCATCATGACTAAGTTAAATGATGATGCTCTACAAATTGTTGAACAAATACTACCATACTTTCAACCAGCATATAGTTTAAGTGTTGAGTTAGTAGAATCAATTCAAGAAAAACGTGATATCCCAGTTGTTCTGGAAAATATCACAATGCAAGATGATTATGAAGGAGACTATACCACAAGAAGAGTTCTTCTTTATACTCTGAGATTTACAGCAAAAACATATCTGTTTGGTCCTGTATCCGCAGCAACCAAAGATATTATCAAAAAATCTACTATCAGTTATCTTACTGGTACAGATGTTACAAATTCCACCAGAGAAATTACATACTCTGTTGAACCAAGAGCAACTAAGAATTACACTGGTGATGCAGCAACTACTCTGTCAGCAGATATTACTAAGACATTGAAGACATTTGAAGTTGAAGATGCAAGCGGATTAACTGCTAAGACTTATGTAAATATCGAAGGTGAGCAGATCTTTATTAAATCTATCACTGGTAATAAGATCACTGTTCTTAGAGGTCAGGATGGTTCTACCATCACAGAACACCTCAGAGGGGCACCTGTACATGTTATTAATGCAGCAGATAATGCATTGATTGAAGAAGGTGACGATTTCGGATTTAGTGGTACGCTCTCATAACAATGACAAATAAATTTGACACATTAAATGACGAGTTCAATGTCGAAGGAGACATTGTACAACCTGAAGTTGTTGATAAGAAAATTGAAAAAATAAAAGAGGCCTCTGATGATATCAAAAAAGACTATGACTATACAAGAGGCAATCTTTATAGCATAATTGAAAAAGGTCAAGAAGCAATTAATGGTATCCTTGAGTTGGCACAAGAAAGTGAGATGCCAAGAGCATATGAAGTTGCAGAAAAAACTGAAGGACGTTGAGGAGGATAAACAAGTTCGTGGTCCATCTACTGTCAATAATGCTCTGTTTGTTGGATCAACAGCAGAACTTGCAAAAATGCTGAAGAACGGAGTTAAAGATGAACCTAAATAAAAAGGGAGAGAAATCCCAAAGTATTTAAGTTACTAATAAAATGTCGTATAAGGATTTACCTTCGATTGACGAATTCGCTGAAGATTTAAGCAATCTTCCATCAATTCAAGATTTCATAACAGAAGAGAACGCGGAAGAACTTCCCTCTGTAGAAGATTTTATCGAGAAAGAAGAAGAGATATTAACTGAAGCAACGCAAACCATAGAAGATGCTGATGGTAATACGTTCGCAGAAGTCAAAGATATAATTTCCCCGTGGCCAGAATTGGTCAAAATGGTAAATGATATTAGGGCGGACATTCCTGATATCCCAGAGATAAAATATTACGACAAAGAATTAAAAGATCTAACAGAACAAATTAATCAGGTAAGAGAAAATATACCTGAAGTTAGATACTATGAAGCAGAGATAGAGGCAATCTGTGATCAGATTGATCTGGTAAAAGAAGTAATAGAAAAGAATGCCGCAGATATACCAGAAATAAAATATTATGATGATCAAATCAGCATATTAGAGCAACGCCTTGAGCAGGTAAATCAGAATATTGAGGAACTACCTGAACCAAAATATTATGAAGAAGACATTCAGTCTCTTAGAATAGCAGTTCAAGAGGTACAGGATCAAATCCCCACATTTCCCAAGTGGGTCAATGAGGTAAATGAAGTCCCTGATTTCTCATGGATTGGAAAGACCTTTAGTGTAATCGACGATGATTTTATCAAAGTTCATGATGCGGTTGAAGGTCTGAGAGGAAAGGTTGAATATGACCTGGATAGAATCGAAGAGCACTTTGATAAAAAAGAATTTGAAACCAGAACGTCTTTCAATGAATTTCGAGAAGATCTGAGTAGTAGATTTGATTCTGAGAAGGAAAGATCTGATTCAGAAAAAGAAAGAATCTGGAAAGAAATAAAAGAAACCTCCATGAGAATGTGGGGACATCATAAAGAATTTAAAGATGATGATAGGAAGTTAAAGAAGCAGATTTTAGGTGAGTATAATCTTCTCAAAAAATCTCTCAAAGAAAAAATTGAAGGAGTAAATCAAGAGAGTGTAAAAACTGATGAATTACTTCTCAATTACTTCAATGAACTAAAGAAAGAAATTTCAGAATTGCCTGAAGTAAAATATTATGATGAACAGATTGATGAACTTAATGAAGGATTCAAGTCTTTAAGAACCCTTGTTGAAGAGATAAAGGAAAAACAAGAAGTCTTAAAAGAAGAAGTCAATAGCAGACCAATTCAGCCAGATCCAAGCGAATCTAATGTTGATCCACTAACTCCAACCGATCAGAACTTTGCTACACATGAAGACTTAGCAAAGCACTATAAGTTATTCATTAATAGAGTTCAACAACAGTTATATACCATCGGTGGCGGTGGTGCCGGTTTTATCAAAGATCTTGATGATGTTGATATTTCAGGATTACAGGATGGATATGTTCTCAAATGGAATGACGCCACCAACAAATGGAAAGTTGGTGACGGTGGTGGTGGTGGTGCTTTAGTCGATCTTTCTGATGTTGATACCTCAAATCTTGGAGATGGTAGATTCCTAAGATATGATGCCACATCAGAGGAATTTACATTCTCTCCAGTATCTGCAACCAATTTAGAATTAGTTGCTGGTGATATACAATCAGGTATTCTTACGACTACAAGTACAAATACTGCAGTAGTAATGTCTATAAGTGCAACCACTTATAGGTCTGTGAATTATCAAGTTCAAGTTACCAGAGGAACTAATTACAACATGACAACCATCAATGTTATACATGATGGAACAACAACGTATATGACAGAATATGGAACCATAAACCAACCGGTTGGAGTTGCAACGTTCTCGTCTGATATTAGTAGTGGATCCCTGAGATTATTAGGACATCCATCATCTGCATCAGGAACAACATTCAAAGTAGTTTTTACTGCATTAGAAGCATGAAAACATTCAAACAATTTCAAGAGTCTTGGTCTAATAAATATAAAAAGAGTATTGACTGCTCCAATCCGAAAGGATTCTCACAAAAGGCACATTGTGCCGGTCGTAAAAAGAGAGCAAAATGAGTAACCCCCGTATTCCAAGAAAACCTGGGCAACCAGCAAATTCCAAAAAACATTCGGATCTTTATACGGATGAAAATCCAAAG